CAAAAGTTCTATCTCCAGCGACTTTTAAAGTTCTTCCTCTGAAAGGAACGTCGATTGGAGCAACATTTGATGCAGGTAAATTAGCACCTTTAACTAAAAATCTTGATTTATCAAGAACATTAGTGTCTGTTGGAGCAATATCTGGGAATGATAGCACAACTTCAAAAAGATTACTTCTTGCACCACCACCAGTTAACTTACTTTTGAAGTCAGTAATCTTCCTTAAAGGAGGTGGATTTAATTGCTGTCTAGTTGCCATTTGTTTAAACCTCTAAATTAAAAGTTTCCGATTACTTCTTCAAAGTCAACACCAGTCTTGGTGGCAATGAAGTTAAGACCAATGAAGTTAATTGATCTTGCTGGTTTGACATAAATGTCTGCAACAAATTCATTATTATCTATCACAGCAGCAGTGTTATTTGTTTCATCACAAATAACTACATAATCAAAGATTCCTCTTTTTGCCTGAACATCTCTTAAGAAAGGTTCAATAGTGTTTACAAAGTTTGTTCTTGTAATCTCATCATTGAATTCAAAGAGCGCATCTTTTGCTGCCTGAGAAATTGCATTCTCAATATAAACAAACAAACGACGAACGTTAATTCTGTCAAATGCTGATGCTTTAGCAAGACCTGTCTTATCACCAAACAGAATAATGCCAGCACCAGGTGAGAAGATTACTGGATTAACTCTATTTGAATAAAGTTTATCTCTTTGGGTTTTTGTTGGGTTATATGCAAGTTTAACAGCATTTAAAATTGCACCTCTGGAAGTTCCTGCAGGTGAATACCAAGCAAAGTTGTTAATGTCATTACGGGCACATAGACCAGCAATATCCCCGTTTAGTGGTACGTATCTGAATGTATTTGCAAATCTGTCATACATGTACTTGTAACCACTATCAAAAATTGCATAAGAAGAAGAGGAAACTGGAGAATAAAACTGAATTACATTATCAGTAATATCGACAGCGGATCTTACAGTCACTGCAGTTTGCACCGAAGTATCTGAAAGAGCGGCACCTCTATATGGCGAGATAAATGCAATTGCATCTTTTCTCAATTCTGCAACAGAAATGAGTTTATTAGCAAGTGCTTGAGCAGTGGAGATATCATAAGCAGCAGATCCCATCAGAAGGAAATCTACTTTAAAGTTTTCTGTATTTTCAAATAAATCATAACCATCAGACAACTCTCCAAGAGTTGCTGTCAGAGATCCTGAAGTATTGAGATTTTGTGTTCCACTGTAGTCTTTACCACCTATGAGAGTATTTGTGGATGCTCCACAAGCAGCAAAAGTGATACCATCTGCTTCCTGATCCCAAGCAACATCCGACTCTAGATTGAATCCACTACTATATCCAGTTGTAACAATTCCGGTAGGAGCTCCTAAACCAAAAATATATTCAGAATTATTTTCTAGATACTTTCTCCAATAAGATGGATTTCCTACTGAAAACTCAGCATCCGATGCCTTGGATAAACTTGAATGCTTTTCAAGTATTGTTCCTGCATTTCCAGTTATTGTACCTAATGCATCAATAACTACCACATGAACTTCATCAAATCTTGAATTTCTTGTTGAAGCATATGCAGAAGTTCCTGGTCTTGGAGCAATATTGTTCCAAGAAATAGACGAAGTGCTTGTGAGACCTAAAGTTTGTTGGTCAAACCAATCAAGTCTTGAAGTATATGATGTGGCACCTGTTGCAACAGTTTGTCCATTGGTATGAATTGCAACACTTCCAGTTGAAGAAAATGCATAAACTCCCGATGGTTGATAATCTACCTCAGTTTCAGTTCCTGCTGCCGAAACATGAGAAAGCACCTTTACATAGACATTCCTACCAGAAATGTCAGTAATAATACCTTTTAAATATCCATCAAGTACTGAAGTTGTTCCAGCACCAGGATTAACTCTACCTGCAACTGATTGAGTAACACCATATCCAACTGCAATCGTGGTAATTCCCGATGCTGTCGAAGTATTGACACCAACTAAAATTTGATCTGCTTCGGAATCGATTATGGCAACTTTAAGACCATTTGACCAAGATCCTGGATTTCTTGCTGCAACAACAACTCCAGAAAGAGTATTTTCATCATATCCCAAAGCATTATAATGATCTAAACTATCAATTTTAACACTGGATGCAGTTCCTACGAATCCATTTCTTAAATCATTATCATTTGCTCTTACAACTCTAAGTGCTCCACCATATGCCAAATACGATGAAGCAGATAACCAATGCTCGTAATGTTTGTCTGTTGAATATGGTTCTCCAAAATTATTAAGTAAGTCATTTTCATTTTCTACAAGAGTTGGTGAATCTACTGGTCCTTTTGCAAAAGGTGCAACAATCGCACCAATTTTGTCTGATGAAGGAGTAGCTCTTCCAAGGGTTAAGTCAATCTCTCTTACTACAATTCCAGGAGATGCTAAATTAAGCGGCATCTTTATTCTCCGTATTACCAGAATATTCTAAAAGTATTTATAATTTCCTGCTTCTTAAAGTCACCTATAATCCCACATATAAGATCTGTCTCCATATTCATCCACATTCCAGACTTCCATAGATTCTAGAGGGGCATTATTTGCTCCCACCAACCACCTGTCTCCAGTTTCTTGCTCTACAAATACATCCATATCCTCTAGTCCATCAGAAATAAATCCAAAAGGGGACATATCTTGTTCTATTTGATTTTTTTGCTCTTCATATATTCTCTTACGGACATCATTATCTGTCATTTCTTTGAAATAATCTTGAGCAACCAACCAAGAAAAAATAACTAGACACATCGCAAGGTCATCGTTACAACCTTCTTCTGCCTCAAAGGAGTTGTGTTTTTGAGAAAATGTTGTAAGTTCGCTAATAATATCGTAATCTACGGTTAGAAGTTTATCATCTTCGAGTAGAGTCTTAAGGTTAGAGCATCCTAATTTTTTAACAGCAGCAGTCATTCTCACACCAAGTTGTGATTTCTTTCCACTAAAACCAGAACCAACAATCTGACCTGCACGACCTCTCATTGCACACATCAAAACATTATCATATTCAAGATCGAAGTGTAGGATACTTGCAACTTGATCTCCAATATCATTGACCTCAATCAGTAACCAAGCATCATTGTATCCTTTTGCCACTTCGTGAATAATGCTGGGAAACAGCATTGGTTTAATTTCATTGTTTTTATATTTTCCTACAATTTTATACGGGAAATTAGTAATATCAAAAACAACAAATGCAGAATAATCATTACCTAATCCGCGAGCAACATCAACGGTAATTAAATAATTATGCTCTTCTTTTGGATGCTCATAAATATCCAATCCAGCATTTCTCTTGATGGGGTCATCATACGCAAGGTTGCGAAGTTTTGTTGCGTTAATAAGAGTATTGACCGAACCTAAAAATTCGCAATTGTGTGATATTATATTATTTGAATAATATAGATTATCCTCACCAACATCAAGTAAGTCATAAAGATATATTCCTTCCTCTACTATTTCATTATATACTACCTTTTTTCCCTGCAATAAATCATCAACCCTAATTGTTGACGCTTTAATTTTTTCTTTTCCGAAAGAATGATTATCGGAGCACTTTATTTCCGACCCATCATCAAATATTATCCAATGATAGAAAGGTTTATAAACTTTTTGAATTCCTGAAAAAAGTTTAAATCCATAAGGAGTTTTTACTTCAATATTTTTATTAAGTTTAAACATTTTTCCAACACTCGTTTAAAACAATCCTTTTTAATCCTTGAGGTGTTAAATTATATTTTTCGGCGTATTCTTTACAAAATGCCTGAACATATGACATTTTTTTACCATTTTTCATAATCATTCCAACATTTTGTAAATTTGGTTTTTCATTATATAGTTTTCTTATTGCTCTTATCTCATCATCATTAATTTTTCTACTAAAAACTCTACCTTTTCTAGAGTTACTCATTTTCTCTACAGTTTCTTCCGAAAAACAATTTTGCATACCTTTATTCCAAGGAATATTACCTTTTTTAACCCCTCCAATTCCTTTTCTTTCATAATTATCAAAACCTTCCCCACCAGTAGATTTGTTCCATCCATTTTTGAAAGTATCAAATTTTTCTATATAAAAAATTTCTTTTTCTTTTGCTTTTTCTGCAACATCTATTTGTTCACTTATTTCAAAAGTATGTGGTGGTTTATTTCTTTTATGTTCTCTTTTCCTAGAATCTAAATTTTGGGTTTGTCCAACATATTTAACTTTACCGTCAGAATCTTTAAGAAAGTAAATATAATACATTTTTATTATTATTTATAATCCAAAAAACTCACAATCGTTTATATAAGTCTTTCATAGAAATTTTTTGAGTATTTCCATCACTATCTTGAATTTCAACTAAAGTATCCCCACTTAAACATTCAAACTCAACCTTAAATTGTTGCTCACTCGTGTTTGCAATCGTCTGTGCCTTCCACGCTTCGTCTCTACCAGGCACTTCAGACCAATGAACATCTGTAGGAACATATTCATTTTTGCCCCTTTCAGCGTCGTGCCACATACGGTAGAAGTGGTTCATACCGCGAGGGGTAGAAACAATAATTACCTTTGTGCTTTGACCAGAAGAAATAGTAGGATACACAGACGCAAAGAAGTCATCGGCAATGTGATTTGGAATGAACGCAAATTCGTCCAAAAAGATGACATTATATGACCCTCCTCGAACAGCAGATGAAGAAGTAGAGTTTGATGAAATTTTTGATCCGTTTTCCAACTCTAGAGAACCCTTGTTCCAAGATATAATACCCTGTTGCATCCACTTGGGTAGATTCTCATAAGCAAGTTGCAATCTTCCGAGAAGGTCTCTGGCAGTAGATGCTTTGTTTGCTAGAATTGCTATATTCACATTATCGTTAAATACCGCATAATGTAATAAGTATGAGACGCAAGTTGTAGATTTACCCGTCTGGCGGGGCATCTTGCAGATATTAAATCTATTCTCGTGGAAGTTCTTTACAAGTTTCTCCTGAAACGGATACATCTTAAATGGAACAAGACCGTGGTCCAAAGAAACAATCTTAATATAATTCTTTGCAAAATATACAGGGTCTTCCTTACACTTCAAGAACTCAATGATTTGTTCTTCAGTGAATTGAATTTGAGTATTCGCTTTTTTTAATAGAGGATTGCCAAGATAGATGTCATTATTGGACATATTCATACCCCCTTTCTGGACCCCAATGTTTCATTCTATAAGATAATCCCTGTATAGTTATTCCTAAATCATCTGCTGCTTCTTGTTGAGAAACATAAACCTTTCCATTTACAGAAACTTTTTTACTATTAGGATGTTTTTCTCCACCCTCATACTTATGACCAAAAGAACGACCTTTTAATGCTTCACTCTTTTTCTTACAAGTTTCTTTGCTGTGCTTTCTACCTATATTTTTTTGAGTTGCCTTATTTAAATTTTCCATAAACCAAGCATCACTATGCCACCCATACTTATGTATTTCTCTACTACAAACATATAAATGCTCTGGAATATCCTTACCACCTTCGCATCTTGGTGGAAAGTGATGGACATCCATTCCTTTCATTTGTTCCCAAGTTAATCCCCAATTCTTACGGGCAATATTTCTTACCACCTTTGGAGATAATCTTTTGTCTGGAACTTTGATAATTGCGGACACATTTCAATCCCAATCTAAAAATATTTATATAAGATAAATGTTATCACTCATAATTTTTACTAATTATATGAAGTAGTTGCAGAACCTACTCTGGTTATTCTGAAATATGAGTTTGGTTGAACTACACCAGCAGATGCAGATTCCAGAGACACTTGTGGAATAATTGTTCCAGCAACAGTTATTCTGATAGTTCCTTTAATTTGTGCCGTACATTCATTTCCGTTTGATTGTGTTAATTGAACATTTGCCGAAGTATTCCAAGACATATTTGGACTTCGTGGAGTAGTAACACCAGAACCTTTAGTTGCAATTGCTTGCCATCCTTCAGTTTTTGTTGCAGTTCCACCTAATGCAAACCCAAAACCATTATTACCACTACTAATTGAAGTAATATAAAAATTGCATTCAAACAAATATGTTCCAGTTCCAAGAGATATCAAACCACCAGCAGGACCACCATCAGCATCAAAGAGTGGTTGAGCAGCAGTTTGTGATGCAAGTGTGTGAATACCTGTAAGATTTATGAAACGTTCTGTTGGATAAACTGTGCTTGTATCTATATTTACCGTAACTGTGCCAATTCCATTAGATGGTGAAATTGTAACTCCAGTACCAGCAACAATAGAAGTTACAATAGTTGGTTTGTTGAGAATTGATGAAATACC